AACTCCGATTCCCTCTGTGTCTCCTGAACCCACTCCCACTCCGTCCCCTGAACCTCAGCCAAGTCCAAGTCCTGAAGCGACACCCGAACCAACCCCTGAACCTGAAGTGACCCCCGAGCCTGAGCCAACTCCTCAGCCTTCTGAAGAATCTGAGGATGAACCTTCCGAGTCCCAAGAGGAATCCGACCCGACAAATCAAACACCTGAACCACAACCATCTGATGAACCTAGCCCTGAACCAACGCCAACAGAATCAGAATCCACACCAACGGAAGAAGAATCTTCAGACCCAACTCAATCTGACGAGACCTCCGTTCCTTCTCAAGATGAAACGGATTCTGACACAACCGATACATCTCCCGATGAAAATACTTCCGACGATGAGCAATCCGAAGAAGAAGCAGAGCCACAACAGATAGAAGAAGAACAGCCAACAAGTCCGTCCATTGAATCATTACCGACCTCCGAGATTGTCGAGAACATTTTAGAAGATGGAATTGTAACTGCTTCCGAAGTTAGCGCCATCATTGAGAATGTTAAGGCTGATGGTAAATTAACTGAGGAAGAAAAGGAAGTTCTTGCCACGGCGATTGTTGCTCAATTTATGGATGAGCCAGCCGTGCCAGCATCAGCCCTCGAAGAAGCGGGTCTTGATTTCGCAGACCTTCCAGCCGAGACCCCAGTAGATGTCAGAACCGACGAAGATGGCAACCCTGTAATTATCACCGCTGAGATTGCCGACGCTTTAGAACTGCTCGCATCTCCAGCCGAAATCTTCCAAGCAATCTTTGAATCACCTGCTCAACTTATTTTTGCTATCGGAAACCTCGGTGCCGATATGTCTGAGGAAGAAAGAGAAGAAGCAACTAAAACAATTATTGCCGCGACAATCGTAGGCAATATCGCAACGACTACAATGGCTACCGCAATCGGCGGTATCGGATATAGGAGACCATGATGAAAAACTTCATCAATGACATGATTGGGCAACTTTGGACATTACTTGGAATGTTTGTTGCTTGGATTGTTCTTGACGGAACCGCTAAGGGAATTGTCGGTTACGCAATTCTCGCTACTCTTGGCGTTTGGGCTTTGACTTACCCTCTTCGTCGCTCGAAGGACTAGAAAGATAATCTTGATTTTTACTCAACGGATTAAAAGCATCGTTGATTTCTTCGATAGTTAATTTTCCGTCATCAAGATATTCGCGGGCTAATCTCTCTGCGACTGAGGCAACTGCCAGCAATCCCGCCATTGATAAAGCAATAATCTCATCGACACCAAAGACAGCACCAGCACCTAGAGTTCCGAGAGCGCCGACAGTAAAGACCGCAACCATACGGCTCAAGATGTCTCGGACTTTTTTCATGCCACAAGTTTAGCGGATGTAATTTCTCGCTTTCTTGGCACTCGAGGCTTTCCTGATTTAGTCATGACCTTGACCCTCTTGTTATGAAAGGCATTGGCTAATTTATCGGCTTCTTCTTTACCGAGATACCTTGTCACAAATTGAAGGAGGACATCGGCGAACTCGGCACCATGGGATTCATGACCCCATGTGATGTGATGAGCGATTTCATGAAGAACGGTGAACTTTGTTCGACCAGCCTTGGTCAATCGAATCAATCGCACCAACTCCCAGTCTCGGTATCTCATCGTGGCATGGCTACCACTTCCAGCCTCCACGATTATCTTGGATGGATATTTACTAAACTGGAATCGGTACTTCTCAAATAGTGTTCTCGTTCTCTTATGAGATAAAACTTGGTTTACAAATTTCTGAGCCTCTTTGATTGTCATGTCGCCCTCAACTTTGTAGAAGCCTCCCTCTCTTTGGGCGTCGTAAAGGCGTTGCCTTTGATTATCCCTCGGCTTGCTTCCAGCCATTAGGCGACCTTCCTCTCTTGATGTTCTTCTCTCAGGTGGCGTCCTAGGCTTTGAAATGCCATGCCACCTCTTAGTTGCCATTCCTTTTTACAAACTGGACAGATGATGATTCTCATAAGTCCTCCTCTCATTACCCATTATATCAAAGGGGGGTTTGGAAATACCTCTAAAATGAACTCAGCCCCGCTCGGCTCTGACCCGACACGCCACGATTTGACACGGGTTTGAGCCTAATCACGGATTGCGTTATTAACCCCAGTTTGGTATACTGGCAATGTTCCGAGAGGGGGACAAGATGGAAAAGTGCGTGAAGTGCGGGGTCGCCGTGGAAAAGATGACAGTCTTTCCAAGGGGGCTTTGCTTGAGTTGCTACGCGGTGGAATTCGAACAGGAATTCCAAAGTGCGTTGAAGATAGCGAGGTTGAAGTAATGGCTAAGAATCAGTTTAAGGGTAAGAACTTAAAACAGTTAGAAATTATTACAACTGCGATGAGCGGTGATAGAGGTGCCTTTGGCGCCGCTGGTGGTAATGCTTGGGCAAAGCCACAGAAAGCCGACTCGAGCGATTTATGTCAGGCTATTGACTGGTTGTTGAGTTATGAATGGGAAGATGACTTAGAAGTTGGTCAGGCTTATATCAACGCCGCTGAGTTCTTGGCTGGAGAAGCCTTGAAGAAATTCAAGAAAGAGTATGCCAAGGCAAACGGTGTCAAAGTTTCCCAAGTCAAATTCAAGAAACAAGAGAATAACTAACTCCAGTTGTGATATACTGGACTTGTCCGAGAGGAGGACAGAATGTACGGAAACGCAATAGTAATAAATAAACATTACACATCTGACCTAAAGCGTGTGTTGCCATACGGTCAAACTAGATTGCTCAAGGAGATAGCAAAAGAAATTCAAACTGAAATCTCTGAAAAGTCTTACTACATCTACGCCCAAGATTATATCGAGGCGCTGTTACAACTGGAACAGATTGATGACCAGTATTACGCAGATAGCGCAGTTTCAATCGTGAACTATCTGCTGGCTAATCTTCAATCTTGGAAAGGTGATAAGGCTCGAGCAATCAAGGCAGAACTTAAAACCATTCTCGATAACTTCCAAAAGGGGAAAAAATGACCTGCGCTAATAACTGCGAGGCGATTGGCAGGAATCAGATAGATTCTGAGACCGCGCTTTGCGATGATTGTCTGAATGAATACATCGTCCTTAATCGTAAGAATAAGGTGAATTCTTAACCCTAGTTATGATATACTCAGATTGTCTTAGAGAGGAGACAAAATGACAAAGCAAGAAGGTCGTCCGTTTGACGAGGATGTTCTTATTGACCAAATTGGTCGCATGAATATCTTTGCTATCTCAGGTGGTCGTGTTGGTGTTACAAAAAATAACCAAGGCGAAACTGTTGAGATTGAATTACCAGTTGGTTATGGTTATCGAGTTTCAATCAAATTAGGTTGGGACGATACATACACAGTTAGCCGTCAGTTTGTCCGTAAGGGCGTTGTTACTGACAAGGGCACAATCGAAGGGGTCTACTGCGACCAAGTTGGCGAGATTGCTTACAAAGCATCTTGCTTTAGAAATGTTGAATTTGGAAAGGTGAGCGCATGACAATCGAAGAAGCAAAAAAAATTGTTGGCAATCAACCAACATGGGCATTGAAAAATATGGTCAAGGCTCTTAATATGTTGCCGTGGCTAAATACAGCGGAGGACGAACTGCGTCTCAAAGCGGCGAAGGTAGTTCTCAAATCAAGAAAGTAAGCAAAGCAAGAAAACAAATAGATTCTGTTTTGGCTCGCTACAAAGATATGCTGGACTTTGTTACAAATTCAACTGATGAAGAATTTGGCATTGTCTATGAGATTGCTCAGAAATCAAATAATGGAACACACATCAAGTTGATGATGTCCCGAATCCAGTACCGAGGTTATTGCCAACTTTACCCTTAATAATGTAAACTGGGGTTTAATATGAGAGAGGAAACTATGGAACAAGCAATTTTGGTTCATTCGCCTGAGTATGCGAATTGGGTCTTTGACGCAACGCATCCAACTCAAGGGCGAAGGTTTCTTCATGCCCGTAATCAACTTATGTTGGAAGCGCAAAGGCGTCGGCTCAATGTCTATGAGATAGAGCCTGATACCTGCTCAACCGATGACCTACACCTCGTTCACAGCATGGACTATGTTTTTGATGTAACTATCCGCGGTGAGAGCGATGAATGGGTAGGGCAACGCCACGACCTAGGCGACTTAGCCAAGATGTTTGTTAGCGGTACTTTGACTGCCCTTGATGTCTTACTGGATAAGAAAACTCTACTCGCTGTAAATTTTGCTGGAGCAAAGCATCACGCGATGCGTGACTATGCCAGCGGATTTTGCGTGTTCAATGATTTCGCTGTCGCCGCGACTAAAGCCACGAATGAGTATGACCAGCGCGTTGCTATCTTTGATTGCGATGCCCACCATGGTGACGGAACTGAAATGCTTCTCAAATCCAATAAAAAAGTTCTGACTTATTCAGTTCATGAGTACGGGATTTTTCCAGGCACGGGTTTACTCAGCGATTGGAGAAATCGCGCCTACAACTTCCCGCTTGCTCCAAAGTCAGGCGATGATGCTTTACTCAGCGCTACCGAGGGTTTCCTAAAAGCGTGTGAAGAGTTTCAACCTACAATGATTTTTGTTGCCTGTGGCGCGGACGGTTTGACCGATGACCCACTATCCAATCTCATGTACACGCCCGAGGGTTATTTCAACTCAATGCGCCTTATCCGTGAACAGTTCTATAACCTGCCCATCCTCCTAGGTGGAGCGGGTGGATACCTACCCGATACGGGAACTCCCGAGGTTTGGAAAACCGCCACGCTTGGATTGATGGCTGTTCAAACCGAGGTTGTAAAACCTTAGAGGTTACGATTAGCAGGTGAATCCACCTAAAAAACTGCTGACCCAAAACAGCGAATTAAAGCCTGACGGAATCTTTAATTGGACTCTTCCTGCTTTCGCTATCAAATTAACTGACGGCTCTAACTTTAATGTTTGTCCTCAAGCGGGTGCGTGTGCCAGTTTTTGTTACGCAAGAAATGGAACTTATTTATTTCGTAATGTGCGTGGGCGTCATATACAAAATCTTGAATATGTAATGAACTATCCCGAGCAATGGTTTGAGCAGATGTTGGCTGAAGTCCAAAAGCCAAAGATGATTGGAAAACACATTCGGATTCATGATGCTGGAGATTTCTTCTCTGAAGATTATCTAAACCTATGGTTGAGGATTGCTCGTTTAACTCCCGAGGTAACTTTCTATTGCTATACAAAAGAGGTCGCGTTATTTAAGAAAGTGGTTGAACCTGATTGCCCTGCTAACTTTCGTTATCTGTACAGTATGGGCGGAAAGCAAGACCATCTAATAAACAAAGAGACTGACCGCCATGCTGAGGTCTTTCCTGATGATGTCGCTATCTTGGATGCTGGATACTCAAGTCAAGATGCTTCAGACCTATTGGCTATCACTTTGCCAAGTAACAAAATCGGCATACCTGCCAACAACATCCGCCACTTTAATAAAAAGTTGGCTGGTCGAACTTTCGGCGATGTTCAAGATGAGATTGACCAAAAGCGTAGAGTGAAACTTAGCGGGGCATAATGACAACAATCCTCGCGGTTCAATATCCTAATAAGGCTGTCATTGGAGCCGACTCTCAAACTACTGGAGCAACTGGTCGCCTTGCTTCGCATAGTCAGATGACCAAGATTAGTCTGCGAGGAGAGTACATAATCGCAGGGTCGGGTGAATGTGCGCCTTGCGATATTGCTCAACACATTTGGGTTCCTCCAACTCCGACGGCTAAAGAATCAAAAGACCTTTATCACTTTATGATTTCAAAGGTTGTTCCGTCTTTGAAAGCCTGTTTCAAGGAGAACGAATATAAGTGGGATGTCGAGGATGAGGAAACGAAGTTTGCTTTCCTGATAATCATTGGCGGTCAAATTTTTGAAGTGGCAGATGATTTCTCTGTGACCTTAGATGGAAAAGGTTACTACGGAGTAGGGTCAGGGTCGGATTTTGGTATTGGCGCTCTCAATGCTGGAGCGACTTTGAAAGAGGCTCTCAAGATTGCCTCCGATAATGATGCCTTTACCTCCCCGCCCTTTATCTTTCACACTCAACATCAAAAGGTTGCCAACTCACCTAAGAAGTAGTATCCTAACCCTAGTTGTATAAAAAGGCAGAGAGACTGCTGGACGGATACAACTAGAGGGAGGTAACTATGGATGATAATTTCGTAGTGCTTAGTTCAGGTGGTAATTATGGTGATTACGCAAAATTGCGTGGTTACTTAAAAGATGGACAGTTTGCTGTTATTAGATATAGGTCTTGGCTTTCTTGGTATAACCAAGCCCGATTCAGCAATAGCAGATTGAAAATTGAGGACTTATTGCCGAAACCAAAATCGGTTCATAATTCAGAACAAGAAGCGAAGCAAGTTTGTAAGGAACTTAATTCTGCTTTGAAATCTTCTATCAGTCTAAGTTAAGAGAGGAATCTATGAACGAAAACCAACAAGAACTGATTGACCAAAAATTCAGTCAGATTGTAAACAAGCCAACAATCAAGATGAAGCGTCCACCATCAAAGTTCCCTGAACTTCGTTACCTATGGGGCGTTACCCTCTTGGGTAGTTTCATTCTTATTGTCATTAGTTCGGTAGTTACTACGATTATCGAAGCCCTGTAATCCACATACACAGATTACGCGGGACTCAAAGTAAGTTGGGTTGGGTAGGGGAATCACTCGGTAACATTCAGCCGAGTGATTTTTCCTACTCAAATCTAAATTTTTCTCCAGCATCAAATAACTCTATTCCCAAGGCTTTATCAACAACATCAAATTGTTTTGCGTGATGTCCGCAAAAGTATAAATCTCCATTGATAAAACTCGCCCTAACTCGGGCTTGAACTCCACATCTATCACATCTGTCAAGCGCTGTTAGATTGGCTCTTGAAATTGTGGCTATCATTTTTTCCTCTCAGGCGGATATTTTTCAATCCGTTGGACAATTCTTCCATCCTTGCGAACTCTAACTATCCATCCATCTTTAATTTGAATAGGGTTGAATGGGTCGCATCGTTTGTATGAACCGCTACTCATATTGACCACCATCCTTGATATTGCCTGTTTGGGTTTGCTTCTTTCCATTCTGTCATTAACTGATTTTGTTTTACCCAATCAATTTCATGAGTTGGTTTGGAGCAACTGGAACAAATCTCTTCATCTTGATTTTTATAGATGTGTCCACAAATAACCGTTGTGGATTCGGACATTACTTTAGCCGTCCTGCGTTTTTATCGGTAACTGGACCTCCGACAATCCAAGCCCGACAAGTACGAGCGCTCGCGCATTTGAAATCGAAAGCCTCGCAATATCCCAACTCTCCAGCCTCGGTGACATCCCACGCGGTTTGGCGGGTATCGCCTTGGGCTAGACCCCCCTCGATACATTGGAGCATCGCTGAGGTTTGGATAAAGGCGGCGCAATTTCCACACCGCTGTTTCTTGGCTTCCTCGGCGCTAACGCCCCATTCAGCCCCCATCTTCGCCCAGTAGTCATCATTAGGCTCGGAAGGGTTGAGAGGACCGTAGGAAGCCGTTTCTATGGCTTTGGCACGGTTCTCAAGGTTAGCCCTTACATCCTGCGTCGCTGTTGGGCAAGTAGCCTTTAATAGTTTGGAGACTGCTGGCGTAAGGGTCATGGCGAAATTGTACCCTGTGTCGGGATGATTATTAACCCCCGTTGTGTTATACTAGGGGTGTCCTGAGAGGAGGACGGAAAATGAAAAAGAAAGACATTAAAGTTGGCGGTGTTTACAACTTAAAGTTCTACAAAACATCGACTGTTCCAGTCAGAGTTGTGAAACTTGCTAATTACAAAGCAATTATTGAATATGTAGAAAAAGAAACTTTGAAAGTATTGCCTGTGCCAAATCCAAGAACTTACGGAGCGGTCACAGAGGCAGTTCCTTACAATCTCATTCTTAGTGAATGTGTTTGATTTCCTAACCCCAGTAAGATATACTGGAACTGTCCGAGAGGAGGACGAGATGGCGATTCAGATAGAAAACAACGAGGTATTAGATTTCGTTGAATATGTTCACACTTTCTACAATCCTGAAACTGGTGTTTTCCCAATCAAGGGCGCAACTGTTGAGGCGATTACGAAAGCGGTTAAAACTTATGTCGGAGCAATTCACCAGCAAACTACATGGGGCGGTGGCGATAGCGTCGATAGAGAGCGCGTTAGAGACATCATTCTTCAAAACGGAGGGGAGATAATCGCGTGAGTACAACAATCGAGAAAGTCAAGGTTCAGCCAAAGGTGGGCGACATCCTTTACTCATCATGGGGCTACGACCAAACCAACATTGATTTCTACAAAGTTGTCAGGGTCAGCGAGTCCTCTGTATGGATTCAACAAATCGGCAAGAAGGTTGTCGAGATAACTGGATGGGCGCATCAAAATGTGGTGCCAGTTGATTCCGCTGAATATCAGGTAAGAAACTGGGACAACGAAAAAGATGAATGGGACAATGTAAATACCTTCATCACAAAGACTCATCCAATACAGCGCAAGAAGATTCAGCCTTACGGAGATGCTTACGGCGTCAGCCTTAATTCATTCTCCTCGGCTTGGTTGTGGGACGGCAAGCCAAAGGGTCAAAGTCAAACTTGCTAGATTACTAACCCCAGTTGTGATATACTGGACTTGTTCTTAGAGAGGAGAACAAATGAAAGTCAAAGTGACATGGAAAGCGTTCGGTAACAAAATCGAACAAGGTCGTTTTGTATCAAGCGTCGAGTTCGACATTTTTGATTACAAAATCCCTGCTGACAAATATCCTGCGTTGCTCAATGCGATTTACAGAGCAACCAATCTTCAAAGCGATTTAGAAGAGTTCAACGGTTCAGCGTTTGAGATTTATCTATGGAAAGTCATCGAAGCAAGATTGGCTCCCGATAGAACTCACACATCGCTCTCGGTCGGAGACGAAATCGAAATTGAGGGTCAGACTTATGTTTGCGCTGACATCGGTTGGCTCAAGGCTGAAAAAGCCGACATCAAATTTCTTCCAAGCGAATACGGTTTAGGTGCCGTGTTCTCAGTCAGAGAGAAGGTGAAATAAATGGGGTGGGATGTTACTCAGGTTGGTAGCAATATCACCACTAGGAAATTTATTAACTGGTATCTCAAAACTACCTACGATGGTGTTTATGAGCCAGTAAAAGTCTTTGAGGGTAAGAATGAATTCGGTCAAAAGGCTTTCTATGTAGCCCTCAAGAAACTAGATGACAACTCAATTTTTGCGTGTGTTTTTCTTACTCGACGCAAGAATGGCTCCGTGGCTGTAAAGGTCTTAGGAGAATCTGAGGGACCTTGTTACTACGAGGCTCCTGAATCGTTTATCAATGTTCTAACTCCAGCAAAAACTCTCGAGGGTGCTTGGTGGAGAAATCGATGCCTAGAGAAAGAGGTAGCATAAATGGGTTACACGCATTACTGGAAGTTCAAGCAAGAACCAACGCCTGAAAAGTTTGTTGAGTTCGTTGAGGGTGTCAAGCAGATAACTGCCACAGCCGACGAAGCAGGAATTCCAATAGGCGAGGGACAATACGAATCTGATTATCTCGAATTCAATGGAGTAGACGGTGGAGCGCATGAACCTTTCTATATCGAACTCCCTGTTGGAGATGAGCAAAGTTGGTGTAAGACCGCCGAGAAGCCATACGACACAGCGGTAACTGCCTCACTCATCCTAGCCAAGAAAATCTTTGGTGAGGATATTGAAATCAAGAGCGATGGCAACTGGTCGGATTGGCAAGGCGGACAATTACTTTACGAATCGGTGTTTAATGTCCAACCTGAAAATGTCTTGGTCAAAGCGTAACTGGTTTATTTACCTCAAGCGTGGGAGGATTCGACTCTCAAGAGTTAGGACTTCTCATGCTTGATTGGTTGGCAATCGCCTTCAGTTTAATTGCCCTAGGTTTTTCCTTTAAGGCTTATCTTGATAATCGTTGGATTGAGATTGATTGGAACTTTGAAGATGACGATGAATGAGCAACGCGCTTTAGTAGTTCGAGAGATTCAAGCCTTCGCTGGAGATTACGCCCACCCAATGACTCAAGATGGCGTAACTCGAGATGTGGTTATTGTGGAACAACTGCTCGAATTTCTTCGTGAGCCGTCATCTGAAGAATCTGCTCAGGGGTAATCAAGAAGCCTCGAGAATAGTTTGGCGGTATCGAACACTCAACCCTAGCCCCATGTAATCGAACTGTTTCCTTAATTCTTGCTGTCGGAAATATGAGAACTGAATCATGGATAAGAAAGGCTTGATGCGTGGCTTTCGTAGTATTGATACCACTTAGGTACCAAGACTTTGTGTTATCGCTCCAGCACTCAACCTCGATATAAAAGTTTCCTGTCCGCGACCATTTCCTATCTCGCTTGACCTCAACTGTTTCAATCGGAGAGGTGAGAAGGCGATTGACATAAACCTCACCCTGTTGCCCATACCTTAAATCTAAATCCCAATCAGATAGACTCATAGTTGTCCCCACTCGTTTGATTGACCAATGGATATTGGCGCGATGCTTTGAATGATTGATTTGTTTTCATAGAGCGCTAAGAGTATTGCTTCAGCGCGGTCAGGCGAAGCGACACCCCGTTTCTTCATATCAACTTTAGACTCAATGACAACTCGACCCGATGCGTCGGATGTATAGGTTGGACCTGCTAATTGCGAGAGAACAAATCTATCTACATTCAATCTCACATCTTGCTTGCCATCTTTAGGTTGAATCATCTGCCTAGCGTTCCACCACATCTCAGCCCTTTGATTCTTGAACTTGGCTTGGTCTTTAGGTTTCTCGGCTACATTGACTGCGATGATGTCAGCGGGTAACTGACGCTCTTTGACCCATCTATCAAGCATGGAGACAACACCCCAACCTAATCCGATGGTATCGACCTTGACTCGAACTCTGTCTCTCAATCCTCTTTCTTGATGAATCTTGATACAGTTTTCAATCTCTCGCATGACCACACCTGCGACATCAACTGCGTTGGCATTTTGTTTACCCGATGAGCGGTGAACGATGCTAACTGCGTATCCATCTAGGCGAGCGATAACAAATTCATCTCCACCATCTGAAGCAATATCAACTCCAAGTTTAATTATCTTTGATTCAAGCGGTGTCTCGTTCTCTGTTGCCATCTCAGCCCATGCGAACGGAATGACCTTACCCGTACTCGACTTAGGGAATTGCGCCATAACACGGGCTTCAACAAATGGAGAATCCTCACCGAACTCAGAGATAACATCATTAACCCAAGTTTGGTCTACGAGGTGCGTCTTTACATCATGGGCTTCAATGTAATCAGGGCAAGCGCGACATCTGCCAGTTGTCTCACCCGTAAAGTTTGGCGTGTCATAGGCGCTGATTGGAATGACATTGTAAAGCGGACTCGAGCAGATTCTCTCGAACCAAGTTTGTTCTGTATCTGTTGGCGGGTTACCTAGGACAAGAAGTTTAGTGTTGCCACCTGTCATGAGAGATTCAAGAGCGCTACCGATTGTGTCAGATAAACCTCCAGCCTCATCAACTACCACCAACAAGTTAGGTGCGTGGATACCTTGAACCGCTGTTTCATCATGAGCGCTTGGACTAAATCCGTATCCAACTACCGTGCCATTGATTTTCCATTGAACCGTATCGGCTTCCCCAGGCAAGTTATTCTTGGCATGAACTCTACGAATGTGCGGCCACATAATGTTTCGAACTTGGCGATGTGTGGTCGCTGTTGTAATTGCTACCGCTGTACCCGCTGGATGCGTAGATAACCACCACGCTACTGCTCGCGCCGCTAGGTGAGATTTCCCAGGCGCGTGACAAGCGGGAACTACCGTTCTCTTATTGGTCATCAGGGAATTCAAAATCTCTTTTTGTTTGCTCCAAAGAGTTTCGCCTAAGCCTTGCTCGACAAATCCAACAGGGTCGTTTTGCCATCTAGCCCATGGGTTATTCAACTCAGCATCAAGGATGACTAAAAGGGCGTGACGCTCTTCAGGTGTGAGCATGGCAAGCAACTCGGCTTGTTTCACGGAATCACTTTCGAGGAACTTATCGAGAAGCCTCTCGGTCATAAGTTAAGCGCTTTTCGTTTTACGGGACTCTAAGACTTTGGCTATCTTTTCCTGTAACTCGCCCATGGTGACTGTAACTCTAACCTCTGATACGGAATGAGATAGAACTTCTTGTTTATCTACCCTGCCGAAATCTTCAGGAACCTGACGCTCTAACCACCAAGCCGATGCTTTCCAATCTCCTTGACTCGCCGCACTTGATACGACTGCTACCTTTTTAGCGATTGCTTCCGCTCGCGCCCGTGTGAGAGACTCCAAAAACTCTAAATAGATTTTCTCCTCGGGTTTAGGTTTAGCATCAGGAATCGTTGCCAATCTATCCCGTTCCACCATTCCACGGCTCATCCAGTTATAGAAAGTGGACTCAGCGATGTTTACCATGGCTACCGCTTTGTTTACTGGTAAGCCAAGCACGATGAGATTGATTAACTCCTCCCGCTTTGTATCATCGAGAAGTATCAATCCTCTGCCACCCGTTTTCGGTTTAGGCTTAGATGGTTTCTTTTTTGCTACCGTCGTTGTCATGTCTTTATTCTACCTCGGTTGTACACGCCTCAATAGGAATAAATAATAACTCAGCAATATCTTTCCAGCCATTTATTGTGTTAGCCCATTCATTTAAGTCCTCAGTATGAACTCTCATTTGATGCTCACCAACTCGCATCGTTGTACGACCCACAGGGATATGCCCAGGCTTGGTTTTCCCACCTCCCAAGATTTCGGCTACCTCTTCAGCGCTAAAGCCTGTTCCTTTCAAGCCCGTGCTGGTTAAGAGTTTACTTAACTCCTGTGGGTCATAAGTTGCCAAGTCCGAGGTTCGATTGTCCACGATAAGGATTTTGATTTCCTCAATATCATCGACATCAATCCAATGGACGGCAATCTTCTCCCAACCTAATTGAACTGCTCCCTGATAAGTATGATTACCCGAGAGAATGTGTTTAGTGTTTTTATTGACCACGATAGGTCGGTACTGACCCATTAACTCAAGGGATTGAATGATTGACCCTATATCGCCCTCACGCGGGTTGAGAGGGTGAACCTTTATCTCATTGATGCCTACGCTCTCTACATCATCGGGTGAACTCGTACTCCGCTCAGGCTTTGAATCAGGCTCGACGGGCTTACGCTCAGGAAAACCTAGACGCTCCTTGATTGCTTTGATTGCTTTCTGCTTTGTCGGTGCCTCGGCATATAGTTGCTCTTTCCAAGCCTTGTAAGCCTCGAGTTCGACTGTAAATCTCCAAGCGCTTATCTTTACTTCAGGGTCGCTAGGTAAAGGCTTAGAATCGCTTATGTTGTCTTTCTCTTTCCCATTCATCAACTTATCCAAAGTATCAACCTCAGATTTAGTGAAGCCTGTACCGTCGAGTTCAGGTAGAGCGTTAAGGAGAGATTTGAGAAGTGGCTCGTTGTATCCAGCCAAGTCGGTCAAGCGATTATCAGCCAAGACAATCTTGCGAGCGCTCTCCTCATCTACATCCACATAGGTAACCTTGATTTTCTTCCAGCCAAGTTTCTTCGCCGCTTTGTAAGTATGGTTACCAGCCAAGATAAAGTTTGAACCGTACTGAACCACAATCGGTCTGTACTGACCATGGGCTTTAAGTGATTGAGCAATCGCTTCAATATCACCACGGCGAGGGTTTGTTGGATATGCCTCGAGCGATGAGATAGCAACTGAGGCAACTTGTCCAACCTTTATCTTCGCTTTCATTTAATGTATATCCAAGCCTCGAAATTGAAGAATTTCCAAAACATTGTACCTGCTGTAAACCCTGCGTTCTCTGCCAATATCTGATTTCGCATTGATGAGTTCACCTTCATCATGCTTCGAAGGTCGCGCTCTTTGTCTAATATCTGTTCCGCGCTAAAGGCTTTGCGTTTGAAGTCATAGTGAGCGCCGTTGATTACCTGCTCAAGTTCGCCCGATTCTTCTCGTACCTTCTCTGCCCATATAAAAGCCCCACCCTCAACTAGAGAGTCATAGATAATGCTTAGGATTTTTGGTCTGTCCTCGTAAGGAATGAACTGAAGCGTGAAGATGGAAAGAATCAAACTGGACTTACCAAAGCCGTTGAAAGCGCGTAGGTCTTTTCGGACATAGAGAGTTTCGTCATGGGACTCAGGCAATAGATTGTCGGCTATATCAATTCCAACTTTCTTACCACGGTGAGGAAGTCTCTCCAGTAGTTTTCCAGTCGAGCATCCAAGGTCAATCACCTGCGTATCTTCAGTCATGAAGTATGTACTCAAGTCACAAATTGCTTCAGTCAGCGTGTGATAGTTTGGAATTGATTGCGCTATATGCTCATCAAAGTTAGTTATCGTGTCGAATGAGAATGGCTCAGTAGAACTCATGAAGCCTTCTACCAATCGCTTCCACGACTGGGATAGTGATTGTCCGTCCGCACCGCTCGTATCTTTCGGAATCTGAAACTCGTCGTCCATCGTGATAAAACTCCGTCCATCCATCGGGTAATCCTTGAAGGCGCTCGCACTCCAAGGGAGTTAGTTTTCTAATCGCAAAGCCGTCCTCATTCCCGATTTGAACTCCGTGACGGTCTTGCGCTGTTATCGTGTACATCGGGTCGCCATCATCTTTAATGAGTCGCCCGTTTGGTGATTTGTTTACTCTTGCCACATCAAGAACTGGTCTGACAAATGGAACATTATTGCCACCTGTTCCCATGTGAGCCAATAGTGTTGGAGCAACATTCTCAAAAGTTCTAAAAGAATTATCTCTGCGAATAAACTGCTCAACTACATATTGTCGGGAGTTTCCTCCTTTGTAGTAGTGAGCGTCGAGGGTCGGAGAAATGTTGGAGAAAAGCCCCTGCCTTCCTTCTCGTTCTTGCGAGTTCGCGCCATCATTGCTTCGACCTGTTGCTCCGATAGGAAATACTTTGGGTCGGGGTTTTCCTCTAAGATGTCCGATAAGGAATATCCTTTCTCGGTGTTGCGGGACTCCGAAATTTTGGCTGTCAAGCAATTCCCATTGACAGTCATACCCCAAGCCATCCAAGACTTCGAGGATGATTTCGAAGGTTCTTCCTCCGTCATGGTTGAGGAGTCCTTTGACATTCTCAAAGAGGAGATATGGTATTGATTTTTCGTGAGCGAGTCTAAACATTTCAAAAGCGAGTGTCCCTCGGGTGTCATCCAAAGAGAATCCAGTTCGCTTACCTGCGACTGAAAAAGTCGCACAAGGGAATCCTCCAACGAGGAGGTCGGCATCAGGAAGGTCTCCAGCGGAAACATTTCTAATATCTCGTCCGTCAGGTTGTTCTCCGAAGTTTCGGGCATAAATACTCCTAGGTCTCTCTAACCATTCGTTAGCCCACACGCACTCATGACCTGTTCTTTCAAGTCCAAGTCGGAAGGCTCCGATGCCAGCAAAAAGTTCTATGAACTTCATTAGACAAGGGGTTTCGCTGGTCGTCCTCGTCTACGAATTAGTTTGCCTTCGCCGTCGTACTCAGGTACTCGAGAAATATCGTTGCGAATAATTTTGTAAATTAACTGCTCTGATACTCCCATGGCTTCAGCAATTTCACGATAGGTAATGCGTTGCTTTCGCAATCTAAGAATCAACTGCTTGCGACGCTTTCCTAAATCTTGAATCTGTGTTTGGTGTGTTCGGATAGCATCGGTCAATAGTTTGACCTCATCTAATCCTTTGCCATCTAACTCTGTTGCTTCCATAACCGTACTCATATCGCTTCTCCTTCTTCGAACAGGCGTTCGACAGCATCATCAAACTTCACCTTCTTTTCAATCTGATTGGCGGTAGCCACAAACTCAAGTTCTATTTTTATGATAGATTTTTTGTAAGCAATTAGCATAGCAATATAAAACGGTAGTATAAATAAACTAGCGATTGCTAAACCAACTGTTGTCCAAATAATTTCCCAGTTCAATATGTCCTCTCTTTCTTGACTCCTCGTAGATAAAGCACTAAAGAATTTTTGTCATTCTTTGGCGGTAAATAAATTAACGACCTGACATACTGCGAAGAATCATCGGGAAGAACTCCCGCATCAACGAGTCCGTCAATAGCCGCTTTGACTGATGGATTACACGCTCCTACATCTTGAGGACGACCACCTTTCTGATGAGGTTCAACCGTGACGCTAATCCACGCCATAGGCGGTATCTTCTCATATTTAGCCAAGAGTTGAAAACCCACTCGCCAAGCCTTTGTGAGTTTCGCCCTGTCCCAGTTATTGCCTGTTCGCCTATCATTGGTAAGCCAAGGGCGCTGTTCGAACTCAAGACGATAAATCGTCTGTTCGCTTTCATCAAGCCTACAAAAACATTCCATGGCTCAAGCATGAGGGTTTGTCCACTTCATGTCCAGTTGGGTTTTATGTCCATTGTTATGAATCTTCCACCACAGACCAGTTTCATCTTGAAATGGAATCTCTTCAGCCGACTCAATCTTTTGAATCAAGTATCCGAGTTCACGGGCTTTGGCTCTATTTGATTCTACCCATCCATGACAACCGCTTGTCCCTGTCCCACAAAGTACAATCAGGTTTGCCATTTCATGAAGCATTTCATTTTTAGAGCCACCCATCATTCTTGGACGACGGTGATGAACTGATACGGGATAGCCTAGGAAATCTCTGTTACATCTTTCGCATTTGTAGAAAGCACGGGCTAGGACTGCGAATCGGGTTTCGTCAGAAACTCTATTAGGTTTAGGCTTTGCCATTGGAGTCTTTCATCCGCGATGGCGTCCAAGCAAGCAGGGCATACCGTTGAGTTCGTTTGAATTGCCATCTGCTGTACCAACCTACAAATCGAAATATCCTCATGAGTTAGGTGCCACCTGTTCATTATCATCTTCCAGCGGAGCATCCTTACCCCTGTTCAATTTTTCTAGTAACTCTTTTTTAATTTGTGCTACAAATTCAGGTGACGCTTTTTTCTTTTCCATTTCTTCAAACTGAAGAGACATCAAGCGCGAGCGCTCTCGCTCCCGAGAGTCGGCTAGTCTACGACGCCATTCACGATTTATGTGGGAAGGGTTTACCGCCGAGTCAAAGTTTGCGTAGTGCCATGAAACAATTTTCTTTGCTTCATCCAAAGAAATATCAGAATCTAAAGACTCACCCCATGCCCTGACCTTCAACTCATCAACCTGAACTCGAAGGTCATAGATACCAACGAAACCAATCAGGATTGAAATATCAGATAGATTCATTGCGGAACTTTTCTGCCAAGTCGATTGCTCTAATTGCTGATTGTTCATGTTTAGTTTTTACCCCCACTCCACGAAGAACTAAATCCATCTGACGCATTGAGGGAACTGTCCCGATGTAATCCAAAGCCTGTTCAATCTGCTCGGCTGTATAGCCTCGCTTCTCTGCCGCTTGACAGATTGCTAACAAAGAGTGCCACGCGCTTTTACCTAAAGGTTTAACTCTTTGCTTCTCCCACCATTTTCTAGCAACTGCTTCCGAGAGCGCGACAACTGCGACAGCAGTTTCGTCGCTCTTTGTTGTAGATAGGACGGATGTATAGGACGGATGGTACGGAGTGGAGTTGGGGAGTTGAACCTCCAAAGTTGGGGAGTTGGGGGTATCTGAGTTGGGGAGTTCTACCCCTCCTAAACTTTGTTCCTCCCCAAGAGAGTTGGGTAGTTTCTTCCATATCAACTGATAGACAGTTGCGTTCCCTCGGGAGTTTCCTTTGGTGATAATCTTCAAGTGACCGTCGGCAATCATCTCGTTGATGACCTTTCGGACATACTCAACAGAGCATCTACCCTTGGAAGCAAGATTCGATTGAGACGCAAAGAATCGACCATCATCATGAGAAATATCTGCGAGCGCAAGGTGAATTAAAAGTTTGGTTCCATCGTAAGGGGAGTCAGCCCAAACTTTTGTAATCCACCTGATGCTCACAAATCTCCTCCGCAATGAGGGCAATTTTTCTTTCGCCCTTGTCTCTCAACTACTCGACCTTGAATACAAGCCACATCTACATAAACTTTACAACCCTTTCGGGTTTCTTTTAATCGCGCAATGCGACCTGCTTTATGAAGCACGGACAATACACCCGAAGCCGTTCCGTGGTGAAGTCCTGTTATCTCAGATAATTCTTTCCATGTTATGCCTAGTAATTTTCTTTGAGCAAGAAGGTTGAGGGCTTGCGCTTGACGCAAAGCGGTCTTACCTGACCTATCTGCGTTAAGCGCTCGCTCTCTTGAAGTATCTGTTCCGCTATGTCCTGAAGTTCCGTTATACGGTAACTCGGGCTGGTTCAGTAAGGCTGACTTCATCGGATTCCTCTTCCAATTTCGGTGGCTTCAATTTCGTTTGTTGCTCTTTGAACTTGGCACGGAATTGGTCTACAAGCCCAACGGGGTAGGCGTCCTTGTTCGCGGTAATGTACTGACCGATTTCTGATAGTGATTCAATCGTGGTTGCCTGTTGAATCTTGATGAGAATTGCTGAAGGCGCTAAAACATCTCCAGCACTCGAGCGCTCATAGGAAGTTGCGTCAGGGTCTACCTCATCAGTTGGTAGGGCTAAGGATTGAAGCAAGGCGGTACGGAAAGCAACTGACATGGCTTTGGCTGTTGCCTTATCTCCTGAGTCCATCGCCTCTCCAACTACTGTCGCTTTAATGGCATCACCGTTTGCTCCGATGAATGTATAAGTTACTTTGACTCTGACATGACCCATAGCAGTTCGGTTCCGTCCTATCTCAACTGTTTGATATTCGCACTCTTCAACTGAAGGCACGACTACTACGCCGAACTTTTGAAGTGCTGGTGATACAGCGTTTACAACTGAATCAATTCCTCGGAAGTTAAAACCCTGTGAAGTGTTTTTATCTTTCTTGGCGATTGCTCCAACTGCTTTCATAACCTCACTCAATGCTTGAGCGATTGGTAATTTATTTTCCATGTTTTCTCTCTCTACTCGGATATTACAAATGAAACTGAAACTTCAGCAGGTATGACTTTGATTGCTGGAACAATTTCACCTTGGGTTGATATTACTTTATCATCGGACTGATTCAAAGCACCTAGGGCTTTTTTATCAATTTCTTTTTTGATTCGCACTAATTCAGGGGCGTTGGTCTCAGCCCACTCAAGGAACTTGGATTCATCCTCAATATCGAACTTGACTCGACCTGAAACAGTCTTGATGGTGCCGTGGGGCAGAACTATGCTTTTACGGTCTTTAGAGCGCTCCTGAAGGGCGTATGGGCGTAGGTTAGCCTCAAACCATTCAGCATCTCTTTCGAGGGCTGTATTGACCTTCTGAAGCCATTCTGTGACCCTTTGTACTTCTCGGTCAAAGATGGCTTGGTTATCTGATTGCTTGCGTCGGATAGAGGCAAGTTTTCTCATCGCCCAATCTGCTTTTGAATCGTCATCTACGACGAATGGCTCACGGGCTGGTTCTTCAATGATTTCAAAATCATCGACTGGTAATGCGTTGTCCATGTGGACTCCTCTCGTTAAGGGAGAGGGTACTAAACGGGGGTTAGGTTGTCAAGCCCTCAAAACCCTATGATTTGTCCAACATACACCGAGGCACCGACAATCGTGGCAATCATCAAAGCGCCGACTGTTCGAACTACCCACTCGGAGCGGGACTCCATTTTTTCAAGGCGGTCTGTGATGTGTTCCATGGCTTGAGCAAAGCGCTCGCTATCAGAATCATAAACATCTTTGCGAAGATAAGTTTGGCTGACATTGAGATTCATCTGCTTGACTTCCATGGTTAAGTCGTCAAGCCGACGCATAATCTCTCCTAAACTTGGTTTCACATCGTCGCTCATTTTTGGGAAGCCTTTGCCTCATCAGCGTTTTTATGAAGCGCCTCGAATTTTGGTCTACCAAAACCAACGATGGCAACTGGCAGATTGGGTTTTAACTTATTGCGATTCTTTTTTTTGTAAGCGCGAATCTTGAGGCAAACTTCGCCACCGTTTCTTTGGTCGCCTTTTTTATCTGAACTGGTGTTGCCTTCGATACAGGTTACTGTGCCGTCGCCATTGTCTTTGACAACAATCCCGACATGGCTAATTCTATCAACTCCATCTGCGGGAAAATCAAAATAAACAATATCTCCCGCTTGTGGTTGAGCATCTTCTCCTTCAAACCAACGCTTCATTTTTTTGAAAGCATCGGCTCCAGCAGGGGTGTAAACCGTATTAGGTATTTCAACTCCAGCCTTTTTCCCACACCAATTTACAAAGGCACCGCACCAAGGTTGGTTTGCTGTTTGGTACTTTGTTTTATTCTCGGGAACTGCCTCCTCGATATAGCCAATCTCAGCGGTGGCTATTTCGATTAAGAGTTCAGCGGTGCCTTTTGGTGATGACATTATTTTTTCTTCGGCGCTTTCTTGGCTGTAAGTTTGCCGACAACTGCCTCTGTAACTCCGTCAGCAATTTTGCCGAAAGCAGGGTCTTTAGGATTAGCCGCTCTAATTGCGACTGGAAGAACGGCAGAAATACCCGCCGCTAAAATTGCTTTGAGTGAATCGCCATCAAGGGCAAGGATGTCTCCGCCTGTAATCATGAAGGCTGTTGTAACCGCCGCTAAAAAAGACCGTCCGTATGAAGCGAGCATTGCTTTTTGTTTCTTGTTCATTTCATCTCCTAATTGTAGGTAGGTAAATAATAACCTATGGTTTCTGAACCTAGGTTGCTAAGTCTCCAAGACATAAAATATCAGAACCATTTGTGAGGACAAAAACCGTATCTCCCACTTGTGGCGCATAACTATGTAGGTATTTTACCGAGGGTAAAGTATTCGTATCTCCCGCTATTTGAATATCAACAGTCTTTGGACTGTTATTGGTCGCAACCACATAAGCCTGACGAAGCCTGAGAGTAGGGAAAGTGTCGGTGCCTTTGATTTGATTTACTAGATAACTCAAGTCCATCAGAATCTCCTACTTCGTCCGATTGCGTTCATAGAACTGTTAGCGCCCAATGGGATTGAGATGGCATCCAACATCAAAATCTTATCAACTCCAACTGGAGAACGGGTGACTTTAACAAGGTCATAGACATCGTGGGCAGGGTTCACAATTTGGTCCCATGTAATTTTTTCCGAGGCTCCGATAACTTTCTTCAACTCTGCGGCCGCCGCTTCTTGAGCCTCCGCAACTGTTAAGACGGTTGGTGAGGATTTGAATAAGGGAACTTCTCCATAAGTTTTACGGTAGGTAGGCGAACTCGGATTATCGTCCCACGCCTCGCCGATAACTCCAATACTTAAATTGGTTCCTTCTCCCGTAAAGATAACTCCGTTGTAAGACTCATCGATAGAAAGAGAACGCGCAATCTGAATCAAGACTGAATCTTCTCCGTCTGAGTACTCAGCAACGGCTACGCCCTTATCAGGGTCAGGTATTGGTCTCATGCGAGCAATACCGTTTTCATCAAAATATAAATCCATAGAAGCAGACTCAGCAATTTTTAACGCCTCACGCCAAGGGTCAGAGCCTTGGTCAAGAGTTGGATATAACAAAGTTGTTACTTGGTTTGTGGCTGGAAAGATAGTTTTGACTTGAGGGTATCTGTATTTGAGAATCTGTTCTATCGCTGTTTCTTTTGGGGTGGCATCTTCAATATAGAACTCATGGTTAGTGAACTTAGCCCTAGCCAAGATAAGGCTACGGTCTGAACCCTTGATGGAAACTTTAACGCCTTGAGCCGACTCGCTTATATCGACGCTGGTAATAACAAATACTCCAAGAGGAACTAACTCTTCAGTCCCATCCCCAAAAACAACTCCACGGTAAATTTTTACCTCACGGTTGTAAGGCAGTAAAACTGAAGAGATGTTATTGGTTGGTACGAGGGTTCCGTCGGTATCAACAAACTCTAAGGTACATTCACGACGGATAGACCTACGATTATCAATAGTTACCTCGCCACTTATCGGCGAGGCTTCGCTAAGGATGGTTCCGTTAGCCATATCGTAAATCTCAATTTTTACTACCGTGGAATGAGATTTCCGAACTGCTGTTTTGAAGTCATCGGAAACTGGATACATTACGGTGCCGAAACCTCAAAGTAGGTGACTTTAACTCGACGCACCAAAGAATCAATGTTGCCTGATTCTGTCCAACTTCTATCTACAAAGCGAACATATTTTTGGCGTCCTAGTGGGTCATGAACATGAAGTGTTCCTTGGTAAGTTAGAACTGGATAAAGGTCGTCCCATTCATCTTCGCCCGTTGTAACAAACTCGTAAGTGCCATCTACTCCATAAATAGATTGCGAGACAACAACAGTCTTAGATGCCCCAAGTGGTTTGAATACTCCGTAAGATTCTACGATGGTTGAATTCAAGGGTTGAAGCACATCAATGTTGTTAATCTTGATAGTTGGATTTTCAGGGGCAGTAAACGACCAAGTTTCAGGATTGGTAATTTGAATTGGTACGGTAGTTGTATACCCCGAGGAAATAGTTGCCATTAAATATCAGCCCTCGCTTTCGCACGATAAGTAACTGTTCTATCTAGCGGAACTTCATAATCATTTATCTCAGCAATCTGTGTGCTGTCAGCGGTAACTGGACTGTTTCTAATCGCTGAATAAGTGACTCCACTATCGTCTGAGCGCTCAACATCAAATTGAAAATTGCTAAATCCGCCACGGCTAAAGACGGGGATGTCGCCTGAATGAAAAGCAATTTTGTCTACATAGAAAACTTCACTTGAACCAGCGCTTGTTATCTTGACAAATACTTGAGCGTGGGTCGCCGTAGGGGGAGCAAGAACGGTTGCGCTGGCAGTAACAAAAGCAGAACTTGTTGCGCTAACGGCTGTACCAAAAGTTGTACTGATAGTAGAACCAGCCGAAGTCAGGTAACGAATACCAACGGAGACTGAGCGAGTTGTACTTCCTGCCCTTATGTCGGCAATGGCTGAAAACTCTTGGTTAGCGGTAACTGCGAACTTAGTTGCTAATGTTGTAGAGACTGTGGCATCTCCGCTCGAACTCGCTGTTACGGAAAGAGAGGCACTACCAACTGAAGCAAAAGAAGTTGAGCGAGCAATCGCACAATTTGTAACCGCTTCCCATCCAGCCGTATTTGTTTCAAGAGATGATTGGTTTGAAGATAAAGCATTTGTTCTACCAAAAATTGTGAGAGTGACGGCGCCTTCATTTGTATCAAAGAAAGCCGTTATCAAGGGAGTTGCTGGAGCATCAACATCAATAGTGAATTGGCTATATGCCCAATCGCTAAAGTAATTAGAACCATTTAATAATTGAGCAACTCTGACATAGGCTCGATAAGTCGTACCATCGGCAAGGTCGGCTTCAAGTGTCTGACCGTCGTTGGTTGAGGCGACAATCCCAGTCTCAACTGTTGGGGTGGATGTATCAGGACTAAAGGTTCCTGCGCCGTAAGTCGTTGAATCAAAGACTTTAATTTCATACGCGCTCTGTGGGTCACCGTCTGTATCAGAATAAGTCCAAGTAACGGATGGGAATGTTGTATCTGTGACCGTTCCGCTTGGTGCTGTAACGGTAACTGATGGTTGAGTCGTGGTGATTACATCCACATACAACTCATAAAGATTAGCGCGGTCACCCGAACTTGTTGCGTTATCGGTGAACTTAACAACTAGATTATCTATGAGGGTTTGACTCCACGCCTGACCGTTAGGAGCGCTGGTCAATTTCAAAGCGGTATCGACGGTAGTTATGGCAAGAGTGTTGGCTTTAGAGAAAGGAACTGAATAACTAACTGTTCGACCATTTCTATCGGTGATAACACCAAGGCTTAACTCAATGGCTCCAGTTGTGCCGATTGTTGCTCTTGCTCGTAAATTCACATAAGCAACTTTTTCAGTAGCCGCAAGAGTCTGTGTGCCAAACTCTGCTTCATAAGAAGCGGGAACTGTTGTACTCGTCCTAGTTATGTAAGTTGAATCGCTACTGTCAGCAAGCGCCGCATGAACTGAACCTGAGCCTCCTGAGATAGTAAAGGCAGAGGCATTGTTCCAGTTTGCGTTAGGTCTAAGGATGTAGGTAGCCATTATTTGTTAGCCAACTCCTTTGCCAAGATTGAGAATGTCTCTTGAATTCTTTGGGTAATTAAATCAGCCTTTTCATCGACTGTTTGTAGTCCGCTTGTATCAACATTTACTACGAAGGCGCCTTGTTCAATAACGATATTGTTTCCACCAAGCCCCCTAATGTTTGGCTCAAAGTCGGTGACTCGGGCAAGCGAGGCTTGAGCATTTCTTATTTGTTCTCCAAACGCCGCTTCGGAACCGAAACCACCAATCGCCGCACCTGCGAAACTAATTTGTTTCTGTAAATCATTGATTTGAGAAATAGCCTCTGCGCCACCGCCAAGAATAGACGCCGCTAACTGTGCGCCCTTGATTGGACCTGACTCTACTAAATCTTGAATTGCTTGAGCATCTAGTCCTAAGCCTTGAAGTGTAAGAATTTGATTAGCAAACTGTTGGCTCTTATCCAAGCGCATCCGCATATTCTCAATAAGAGATTTAGCCTTGGGAATAAATCCATCAGGAAGTTCAACACCCTTTAGACCAGCAAAACTCATGATGGTGTCTTTTAGAGAATCAGCAAACTGTTTCGCCGCATCTTGTAAATCTGTGAGGACATCACGCATTGACTCAATACCCGCTGTCATGGCGTCACGAATCTTCTTCATTAAGTCCGCTGACTTTTGAAGTTCATCTAAAGTGTCGTCATCTTCTCCGTTGATACCTTCTAAAGCCTCAGCGCGTTTTCTTTCCTCTTCAAGAATATCTCCAAAGCCAAGACCTGTTTTTAATTTTTCTGCTAAGTCTCCAAAGGCATCTGTAATTTTGCCTAGTACATCCCCAGTAGTAAAAGATTTAACTGCGGCCGCGAAGCCAAGAATTTGTTCTCCAGCCTTTAGGCTCAAGGAACTCAAGTTCTCAACTAAGAACTTACCTACCTCAACATCCTTGAGACCTTCCATAACATTGACTAACTTCTCAAGTTGTGGAATTGCGAAATCAACTACATCGCCGATAAAGTCGCCAAGGATGTCGCCTACTTCAAATTTCTTTAATTCATAAACAAAGTCGCCAACTTTGCTGACTGCCCCACCAATTATTTTTGAGGCATCGGAGAGCAACTGAACTAATTCTGTACCTAGTTTGATGTCTCCAGCCTCAATTACCGTTTCCCCCGCTTTTTTGGCAAAGCCACCAATGTTTGTGAGAGCATCACTTATTGACTGGACTAAACCTTCCGCGATAGGAACCTTAGTAACTTCAAGGATTGTATTTCCAATCTTTTGAGATACGGACCCAATCTTGGATAAACCACTAGAAATAAAATTAACTAGGTCAGTTCCAAATTGTTTTTCGCTGAGACCGCTTGCTGTCTTACTTACAGCAATAAGATTATCGCGGACTTTAGCAACCTTGTTTAGTATTGAATCAAAGGCTCCATCCGAAATGACTTGTTTTGTAGCACTTGTAATACTTGTGGCAAAATTACGAAGTGGTTTAGCCGCTGAATCAAAAGCAGTTTCAATTTTAGTGCCAAGCCCTAGAATTTTAGCGGCCGCCGCATCAACAGGTTTTGCTAACTCTGCGCCCAATTTAGGAACCAAACGCAAGCCGTTAGCAACTTCGGTAAGGAAATCAGCAACTCCTTTTGCCGCGGCTTTGAAGAAATCTCCAAATTTTTCTAAGAGCATTGCTAAGAAATTTGGTACAGCCGCCAATGCTTTACCAATACCTTCGGCAAAACCATTAAATAAATCAATAATCCCTTGTGCGACTTTTTGGTTAGCATCCAAAAAGTTATACAAAACACCTACTACTTTGGCTAAGAAACCGCTTACCTTTTCAATTAAGTCAAAATAAACGCTGGCAATAAAGTTAATAACCTTGGCTATGCCTTTTCCAATGAATGAGTTAGCATCAAGTAGGTCACCGAGGAAACTAATAAATATGCCGATGTATTTGAATATACCGCCAAAGACTGTGGCAAAAGCATCAATCAAGAAATCAAGAATTCCTGCTATCAACTTACCGACTAAAGCATTTGTATCAAGAAGGTTGCCAAGGAACTCAATGAACATACCAATGTATTTAATAATTCCGCCAATAACGGTAGCAAAGGATTTCCATAGGAAGTCAAGAATCATTCCGATAATCTTGCCGACTAAGCCATGGGTATCAAGCAACATACCTAGACCCTCAAGGAAGAAACCAATGAACTTCAGGATGCCACCGACAACTACTGCGAAGGCTTTGAATACAAAGTTGAGAACTGCTCGAACTACTTTGCCAAAGGCTGTCTGTCCGCTAGTCACATATTTGAGGGCATTGAGGAACATCATCAATGCCTTGACCACGCCGATAACAACTGTCAGGGTTGTTGTATAAATAAATTGGAATACCTGAATCATTAAGTTACCGAAATTAGTTGTAGGAGACATGGCGGTTCCAAAAGCAATTAGAAGATTACCAAGCCCAGTCAAAATAAAAGATAGAGCGGTGCCTACGGCTGTGGCGACCTTATTGAAAGCATCGGTAACAACATTTCGGAAGGTTTCGCTATTTTGCCAAGCATACACAAATGCTCCTACCAACAAAGCAATTCCCGCTATGGTTAGGAATAGTTGCGATGTGACCATTTTTTGAGCCGCCGCTAATAATTTACTTGCTTCAGTCCAAAGTTTAGTTGCGTCTTTTGCTAATAAACTTTTCGCAACATAGATAGCAGTAGCAATTCCTAAAGCCACGACAATAATTTTTAGTGCGTTTGCTACCCCTTTATTTTCTTTTAAAAAGTTAGTAGTTTTTTCAACAATAGAGGCAAGGGTATTTATTGCCTTAGCAAATATCATTACCGCAACTGACATAATCTTTCCGAATATGTCACCGATAGTTTTACCAATTCCCAAAATAGGTTGTAAGGCTTTTAACAATCGACCCATGGCTGTTTGAACCTGAGTTGAGGTGGCGACCACAGCCAAAAAACCAACCGCAACTGGGTTTAACATTTTAATTAAATTTCCAAAAATAGGAATAGTGCCAAATACATTTTTACCTGCCATGGTTGCTAGTGCCGCACCAAGACCCGCAATAACGGGCAAAAACATTTCAAATTTAGAAGCAAGGTCATTTACTTTAGTGCCAGTCATATCCATACCAGCAATGAAATCCGAGAACTTATCAATAGCCGTTGCGATAGGAGCGGTCAGTTTTACTATGACTTTTTGAATGGATTCAATAATTACCGCAAGTTTTCCGCCTGATGTAATAGAATCAACAATAGTTTTTTCAAATCTAAAAAGTGATTTGATGATTGGTCCAAAGCCTTTTACTAAGGCTCCACCCATGGCAACTTGAAGTTCGTTGTGTAGGTCACCAAAGAGAGTAATAAGTTTTGCTGGAGATTCAAGAGCCAAGGCGTAGGCGCCCGCCGCTTTAGTTCCTTCTTTTAGAACAAGATTGACAACTGCTTGACGGCGTTCTGCCATAGTCAAATCTTTTGCCGCTTTACCAATAGAACGGGCGTATCTCTCATAAGCGTCAGAGGCTCCAGTAGTAATACCTATCTGACGAAGAACTCGGGTGTTACCTGTTGTAACTGCGAATGTTACTGATTGAAGTGCTTGTTCCGCGCTAACGCTTGAGGCTACCGATAAATCTTGCGCTGTTTTCGCAAGAGCGGTTGCCTTAGATAAATCTATATTTGATTGGGCAAACTTAAGAGTTGTTTGTTGAGCAACCGCCGCTTGGATTCCAAGGCGTCGCATCTCATCAGATGTTTCTTTTAAGGCTTCGTAACCTTTACCAGTTGATACACCAACTGCTTCAAGTGCTAAATCTAAACGCTCAACCTCTGCGGCCGCTTTGAAAGATTTCATTCCAAAAGCAATTAATCCAGCGATTGCCGCACCCGAAGCAACGCCAATCGCTGTTAATGAACTTTGTAATTTAGAGGAAGCCTGTTGGAACTCATTAGCCGATTTAACGGCTCTATCCATTCCTTGAGTGAACTGGGCTGAGTCCGCCGATAACCGAGCGCGGACTTCCATGGTTGGTGATTCAGCCATTTATCTCCTCGCCTTTGCTCTTCTCTCGGCTTTCTCGCGTTCTTTTTCTTTGAGAAGATAGAGCGCGTTCCACTCAGTTAATTCCATACTGCTAAGTGGGCGGTGGGCTTTGCTTCCATAAAGAAGTTCACCCACCGTCCGACCTAACTTTTCTGCTAGTTCGAAAAGAAACCGTCTCTCAGGATTCTTTAGGAAATCGCGCCTGTGACTCGTCTACCGCCTTTTCTCCAAGACCTGAACTGCCAAGAGCCTTTGTTGCCAAACGCTCGATGACTGCGCCATTCTTTGAAAGGATGGCTTCACGGTCTTTTTCTGTAAAGACTGGTAGACCCGTTTCAGGGTCAAACACGGTTGCGATAACAGTCTTTGCGTACATATTGGAGACATCCACTTTATCTGCCGAGGTTGCCCCTTCAGTAAGTGTTGCTCGTTGCGCCGCTGTCATTGAACGAATCTCGACAGTTACTTTCCATTCAGGAACTTCAAGTAACTCTTTCGTAATATCATCGGCTTCAAATATCTTTCCGCGTAAATCTGTCATTTCATTCTCCTTGGGACACTAGATTGATTGGTCACGATAATTTATTAAGTTTTTTTGAATCTATTTGTTATGAGTAGGTACCGCGTGTAATGGCACCTGTTACTTGGAATTCTGCTGAGTAAGAAACGACATCTCCAATGGCGCCACTCTTCTCATAAGAAGTCAAAATACATTCACCTGTGTACTTGACATAGGTTGCTGTTGAACCTTCAGGACCGTACTCGAATGAGAGAGAAGCCGCTTGACCTAGAACTGCCGCCAAGTGAGCATCAACTGTCGCATCAAAGTTTCCTGAGATAGAAAGTGTTGAATCTGTCAGACCAACTACATAAGATTTTGCGGAACTTCCGAAAGTGGAAGTTTCTGCTGTGTCTACTGATTGTGGGAATGACACATCGGTAAGGGTGTTGCTAATATCGGTAAGAGTGCCACCTGAATTATCTACTTTGAATACGGTGGATTTACCATGACGAAATGTAGGCATTGTTTGTTTTACCTCCTAGTAAAAGCCACCACAGGGGTAGCCGAGCCTGTTGAACCTGCGACTGTGTAATTAACTCGTAGGTATCTATTAACTGTTGTGCCACTT